TATAGATTTGAGTTCTGGGGATATGATTTTGACTCGGCACTTGGCATAGACTATTATTTGTGCCAAGTATAAAAAATCCTTTCTAATATACGGCGAAAACCCAAGGGGTTGGGCAACGCCTTCCAACTATATATTTATTGATAAAAATGAATATATAGAGGAACAACGACTGAACGAAAGGACACCCGTAATGGGTGATGTAACAGTCTGAACTCACATTATAACCTCAATTATGAAGTGTGAGAGGGACGGTCAAGTGTAAAGACACTTTAAAGAAGTACCGTCCCCGCCTATTTATTAATAGGTCATAAAAGTAACAGAATGAAATAATAGTGGCGAAATGACAATGCCTTATGGTATGGAAGATACAGATTATCGTACACCAGGTGACCCGAATTCTGGTTATGTGTTTAATGGTGCTGCATCTACATTCTTCTGCCGTGTCAGAGATTTATTCCATGATGAATTACAAGCTATGTTCATTGACCGTGAATCAGCTAACTGCTGGAACGCTGAGGGCATGATTAATGAGTTTGATAATTGGCAGAATCAGTTCCCCGAAGAATTATGGAGACTTGATATTCAGACCAAGTATATTAATTCCTATCTGGGAAAAGGCAGGTTCTATGCTCCTACGCCCAGATTCCTGACCCAGATGTTAAATGGACGTAAGAAGTATCATAGAAGACAATTTATCCGTGACCAAGTTATGTATATGGCTACCAGATGGTTTGGTAATACGGCGACCTCTGACCAGATAATGATTAGATGTAATACACCTCAAGAAGCTGTTGTTAAACCTAACTACACTTTACATCTGACCCCTTATGCAAATATGTATCTGTCTGTAATGCATGGTGCTACATCTCGTACACAGGTTCGTGCGACAGCGGGTGTGGAATATGATATTGAGTGTCCTTTTGATACCATGGATGATACTGCTATTCTTATCTATGGCGCTTCTAAGATTCAGTCTGTCGGTGACCTGAGTGCTTGTTATATCCATGATAACGACTTCTCCAAGGCAGAAAAATTACAGACGCTGACTATTGGTAATACGACAGAAGGATATAGTAACTCGTTCTTAACTACTCTTAATATGGGTAATAACACTCTGCTGAAGACTCTGGATGTCCGTAATTGTCCTAACCTTACTGGTGCTTTGGATTTAAGCGGATGCCCTAATCTTGAAACATTCTATGCAAATGGAACATCGTTTACAGGTATTACATTTGCATCTGGCGGTAAGATTTCTACAGCTTATCTGCCCGCAATCTCTTCTATCACGCTGAAGAATCTGCTTTATTTAACAGACCTCAGAATTGCTGATTATACGAATCTGATTCGTATTGTTGTTGAGAATTGCTCTATTGTAGATACTGTTGAGATGATTACCAATTCAACGAATCTCCGCAGACTCAGAGCAACCAATGTGGATTGGACAGTAAGCGATGCTTGGCTGAAAACGCTGCTTGACTTAGCAGGTGTTGATGCCTCTGGTTATGAAACTACTCAATCTGTGCTGACTGGTACTGCTCATCTTGCGGCTACCGATACCTTTACGCTTGACAGCTATCACGCTGCTTGGCAGGATCTGGTCATTGATGTACCATCTGCTGCTATTTTGCAAGCATACACAGTCACATTTAAGAATCCTGATATTGACCCTGAAGGTAAAGTATTTGATGTTCAACACATTATTGAAGGTAATAATGCTGTCGATCCTGTTACTCGTGCAGAGAATCCTATTGCAACTCCTACAATGGTTGTTTATATGGAAGATGGTAAGACCATTCTTAAGGATTATACGTTTACAGGTTGGGATTTATCTTTGAATAATATTCGTAGCAATAGAACAATTAGCGCTGTTTATTCTGAGACAGATCATTTATATACAGTAAGATTCCTTAATATTGATGGCACTGTGTTAGATACGAAGACTGGCGCTTATGGTTCTACGGCTCAATATAATGGTACTATGCCCACTTATACTGCTCAGGAACCTTCCTATGTTTATAATCTATTCAAAGGTTGGAAGACCTATCCTATTATCACAGGCGATATTGATATTGAAGCAGATTATGAGACTTATAGATATAATGAGGATGCCCTTAAAGAAATGAGTCTGTCTGATATGACACCGACTCAAATTTACGCTGTTCTTCAGAATAAGCGTAATGGTCAATTACCTATTACAGTTAATTCTAAAGATCGAATTAGTTTCACAATGGGAATCGACTATGAGTATGATAATATTGAATCTGTAAATCTTCTTCCTACGGAAAGAACATTTACAGGTGCAGCCAATGATTATTATGATACAGAGATTCCTTTACTTGACGAAGATAAAGATTGGACACTCGTTGTTGACTATAAGTGGAATAGCGCCACAAGTAACAACAGCGTACTCTTCCAATGCTATCAAGGTTATGGTAGTAATGGATTCAGACTCAGATCTACGAATGGCTATAAAGTTATCTGGGGTACAAATAGTGCCTCTGTGGGTGCTGGAGATGTAAGAGATATTGTTGTATTACGTCATTTAGCAGGTGACAATACTCTGCACATCTACGCAGGTAACCAGCCTAATGAAGCTATTGTTTATAGCACACTTAGTGCTACAAGAAGTGTTACCACTAATCATGCTACTCTGGTATTCGGGGCAGCTATTGATGATGATGGTGCTATCAGTTCTTATGCACAGGGTACAATTTACTCTGCGAAGCTGTATTATGCTGATTTAGGAGATCAAGCTTGTCGTGATATGGCATTATGGCCCAGAGAAACGATTACGGCAGAAATGTGCGGATTGAGACGGTATTATTTATCTGATGGTTCTGGTGCAAGAACAAGTATGACGTTCTTAATGAGTCATCTGTTAAGTAACCCTATGCCAATTATGTATGGTACAAATGCTGGCGGTTGGTTAAGCAAACAGAACTATCGTATTTTGAACACTCGTTTCTATAATGCTGTTCCTATATTATGGAGACAGTTAATCAAGCAATGCCGTATTAGTGCTAACGAGGGATATACTGATTCTGGTACGACAGAGAGTACGGCAACTGTAGCAACAGGCGATTGCTATTTTGCTCTTCCTGCTATCTTGTCTCTGGTATCTACATCTAACTATGCACCTTATGACCAAGAAGCAGGTGAGCCAGACAGCAATGGTAACTACACCATTGATTATCTGTTAACTGCCGCTGACAGAGAACGTAGATTCCCTGATGGTACGTTAGGTAAGTACATGACGAGATCTGCCATGCCTGCTTATACCTACACATGGCATTATATCGTTGGTATTGATAGCTACAATGCCCCTGGTACTAGAGATTATTGGTCACCTACTGGAAATTCGGGAATTTGTTTAGAGTTCTCGTTATAATGTTTACTAGAGCATGTACCTATGTGTACATGCTCTATTTTATATAAGGAGTGAAATCCTATGATTAAATATTTTAAGATAATTTGGAATCGTAAAGTAATTGATTTACTGCATTACGATGAAAAAGATGGGCCTACTTACGTTAAGTTTCAAGCTGTAAATGGGATTCCGCTCAGGTGCAGTTTAAGAGAGGCCCAAGGTTTTTTATCAGATAATGAGAAAATTTATAATACAAGTGAGTTATTACCTTTTCCGTCAGAGGGGATGTATCATACTGTAACTCTTGTTGAGATACATGAAAATGAATACAACCAGATTAAAGACAGAGATTTCAAGTCTGTTCAAGAAATTAAAGAGGATTTCCTGATGGAACTGATAGAAAGGGGCTTTTAATATGGCACAGAAATATGATGATGTTATAGAAACGTTAAAGGCATTATATGAAAAGGGTAAACTCACAAAAACACAATTACAGACGATGTTGGCTTCTAAGAAGATTACCTTAGAAGAATATGAATATATTATTGGCGAACAACAGTAAGAAGGGAGGCTTTTATGAATACTTACTTATTTCGTAATGATAACAGTATTGTGCTGACCGAATCTACAGGGGCGATTACAGAACGTTCTAATTCTATTGACGCATTAAGATTTGTTGTCCCGAAGTTATACAACGATGAATATGAAATGGCAGACTTTAGTGGTGTATTTGAATATAAGCTTCCTATTAGTAATTCAAGTGGTTTATATGAACTGACTTTAGCTGATGATAATTATAAGGATGATTATTTATTATACACTCTTCCTGATACAACTATGACTACTGATTTAACCAAGGAATGCGGGGAAGTTGAATTTAGTCTGACTTTTGTTAAAGCGGAACTGGACCAAGATGGTAATACCATTGAGAGGGTAAGACAGAGTGCGGGAACGGCTTACATGAAAGTTGTTCCTATTTCTTCGTGGCTTACACCTAGTGACCATGAATTATCAACTCTTGCTTCTTTATATATTGAAAACAAAAAGATGGCGGCTGCTTTGGCTGATCTTGCGTCTTCTATGAGCCAGAATAAATTTGATGGCTTAATGGTAGATCAGGCTGAGGGTAAACTGTATGGAACATCTGATGGTAGAGCGGTTGGTACGGGAGTAGATTTAGCACAATTAAATCAGATTCTCGTTGAACTTGGTGGATCTTCTGCGGAGAACGGTAATATTTCTATTCAGAAGATTTAAAAGAAGGTGATGATATGGCAAGTGACTACTCATTACATTCTCGATTTTTCTTTGCTTCAAAGCAAAAAGTTCAGGATGCAATTAATGCAGGTACTGTCAATCAATGGGATATAGTATTATGTTCTGATACTCAGGAAATGCTGTTAATTAATGAGGACTTTGATTTAATCCCTATTCACTCTAAAGTATATCGTTTTGTAAATATAGCGACTGCGGAAGAATTTTTGAACCGTGCTTTGGATACATACCAGGGGCAGCTTGTCTCGATTTTAGATACGTCATCTGGAACATATAGGGCATATATTGTTAACCATAATGGTGCAAGATATTATGTGATTCCTATTAGTGTATATAGTGCGGGAGATATTGATTATGACCAGATAGGGCATAGGCCCATAGAACAGCTATACGGAAACGTAGCAGATCCTGTCGTACTATCAGAACTGGATAATGGATTATATAAGGTTAACGGTTCATATAAGGTCTGTGATGGTTTGATTACTATTTTTCAAAGCAATGGCGACCATGTAATTATGATTGAACATAATGATGTTGGCACTGAAGATGAAAATACGACCATCAAAGTTATTACTAATACATCAATAACCAATTATACAGTCGATAACACAAGTAATGTTACTGAGACAGAATACTATGCAACGCAAGAATGGGTAAAAAGTCAAGGATATATGACTGAATCTGATTTTGATGCAAAGATACAAGCTTTGGACATTATGACTAGAGAAGAAGCCTTAGAATATATTCAAAGCGTCCTCAGAGAAGGTGTTGAGACTATTGTCTACGATGTATTTGACGAGACATTTAATACGAGGTTCGATATACGATTAGGAGAATCTATGCAGAGTGAAGATAACGAATCAGTTGCTCGATTATTTAATGAATAGAAGTAAGGAGAAAAGTTATGGCTAAATATATTTCATTGGATAATCTGACCACATATGATGGTTTGATTAAACAATTAATAAATACAATTCATGCTCAATCAATTCAAACTGTGACGTTATCTCAGGATAGCACACAGTTATTATTTTATAAAGAATCTGAGCCATTAAGTGTTGGAGCAAGTCCAGCTTATAGTATTACCATTCCTCATCAGAACCTTGATGCTCTTATGAGAAAAGTGGTATCTGCTACTAGCGGTAACGTGGCTGTATTTGATGCTAATGGTAATGTTATGGATAGTAGTGTTGCTGTTGCAGATTTAGTTACTGAGGCAGAGGTACAGACTATAGTTAATCAAGCTGTGGCTGCTGCCAATATGGTTAGAGCGCAGATTGTTGATACATTGCCTGCCGTAGCAGATGCTAACCCGAATGTGATTTATCTGATTAAAGATAACACCGTTACTGGAAATGATAAGTATAAGGAATATATGCTTATTGATAATGAGATGGTGATGATTGGAGATACTTCGGTATCTCTGGCTGGGTATGCTACTGAGCAGTATGTATCTGATAGAATCTCAGCATTGGATATTCCTGTCATCGAATCGGCTACTACTGCTGAGATACAGGCGTTATTTGCGACTACGCCTTAAGTCATATTTAATTGGGTATAATAGGATTACAAGGAATACAAGGAGATTATTTTATAGGAGGGAAAATTATGGCTTCAAAAAAGGTTATTGACTATTCTGGTATGCAAGTGTATACGGATGAGGTCAAGAAATTAATAGAAAAGATGATAGCTGATTCCTCTGATTTTGAATTTATTACGGCACAATCTTATTTGAATTTTCCAATTATTGGAGATGCGGATAAGTTGTATGTTGATTCTGGAGCAAACAAGACATACCGATGGGATGATACAAATTTGAAATACTATTGTATAGGAAGTGATTATGAAGATATCTCCAGAATTGATGGTTCTTTTTAAAAGGAGGAAAAAATAATGAGCAATGTGACTCTTAAAGCGAGGCTAGTGTCTTGCTCGAAGACTTCAGCTGAATGGGCGCAAAGCGCTAATTCCTCTCTTGTCCCTTTACGAGGAGAAGTATGTATTGAAACTTTTACAGATGCCGCTCCTAAAATTAAAATAGGTGACGGTACGAAAACTTGGGCTGAATTACCTTATGTCACTTTAACAGTTAGTGAAATTCAAGCATTGATTACAAGTACTGCTTACAATTTACCGAAAGCCACATCTAGTGTTCTTGGTGGTGTAATGGTTGGCACAAATGTAGACGTAGACAGCGATGGTAAGATCAGTGTTAAAGATGCTTCCACCTCTCAAAAGGGTGTGGTGCAGCTTTCTGACGCTATTAATAGTACATCAACTTCATTAGCTGCAACAGCCAATGCCGCAAAGAAAGCATACGATAGAGGTAGTCTTGGTGTAACCAATGCAGCGACTGCTCAAAGTGCGGCTGAAGCTGCCCAGACTAAAGCAGATCAAGCGTATGATTTAGCAGATGATAAAATTGGTTCTGTCACACTAGCGGGTGGTACTAATAATGGTACTGTTAAGTTAACTGTTGATGGAACGGCTACTGATAATATTGCTGTTACTGGGTTAAAATCAGCGGCATATACTGAAGCGTCAACATATGCAACTGCCGCCCAGGGAATAAAAGCTGATAATGCCATGCCTAAAGCGGGCGGCACATTTACTGGAGCAGTTACATTAAACGCTGATCCAACTGCTAATTTAGAGGCTGCGACTAAACAGTATGTTGATACACAAATAACTACAAAAATAGGCGCATCAGATGCAATGGTTTTCCGTGGGACCCTTGGAACTGGTGGTACTGTAACTGCTGTGCCTACAACTAACGTGGTCAAAGGTGATACCTATAAAGTAATTACTGCTGGTACTTGGGCTGGATCGGCCTGTAAAGTCGGTGATTTACTGATTGCACTGAATTCTGGAAGTATTACTGCCAACACTACTAACTGGGCATATGTACCTTCAGGTAACGAGAACGAGACAACAATCAAATATAGTACAACTACTCAAAACTTAACTACATCTGCACAAACTGGTGCGATCACAGTGGGCGAAGCAGCTACCAAACAAGTAGACAGTTCTGTTACAGTAGGTACTACTTCCACAAAGTTACCCACCTCTGCCGCTGTATCCACTTTTGTAAAAGATTTTGTAGAGGGGAAGGGGTACTCAACCACAGATGAGAATGTCAAACAGACATCTTCTACTGCGTCAGGTAATTATCCAATTCTTGCGTCCGCATCTACATCTCCTACCTCGGGTGCGGCAGCCAAGGCTATTTATAATACAGGCGTTACGTTTAATCCAAGCACGAAAGTGCTTTCTGCCACAGAATTCAGCGGAAAACTGAATGCTAATCAGTTAATTCAAACGGCTTCTGAATATTTAATTTTGGATGGTAATTTCTCGTAACGTTCATGGAGAAAAAGGAGTAAATATGAAAACGGATAAAACTAAATATCGTTACATTTTCAGCCTGCGTCTAGCAGGTTTTTTAATGCAAAGAGGGTTTAGGATACGAAGAATCCATAAAAACTTAGACAATAATTCCAAGGACGTTTATTTGTTTAATGACTCAGCGGAATTAAGATCAGCGATCCAAGAATACGAAACACAGTATTTAGATCGCTGATCTTTTTTATAGAAAAAAGGAGAATAGAACATGAATAATGAGCAAAAAAGAAATTGGTGCGTGTATATGCATACTGTACCAAAAGAACTAAGCGGATATGATTGGAATAAACACTATATTGGTATTACTGGAATGACCGTCCAAAAAAGGTGGGGCAAAAATGGGCATGGCTATAAGAATTCGTCATATTTTTACAGAGCGATTCAAAAATATGGATGGGACAATATAGAACATGAAATATTGGAAGATGGTTTAACTCTAGAAGAGGCTTCTAATAAAGAAAAATATTATATAAAAAAGTATAAGACCGACTTTAATAAGTATGGCTATAATATTCGTACAGGTGGTTATTTTGATGGTGGTGGCAGGAATAAAAATGTAGCTATGTACAACCTTGATGGAAAGCTAGAAAAAACTTTTCCTAGTATGACTGCCGCTGCCGAGTATTTAGGGATTACTGCTTTAAATCATTCTTTGGGTTTTGCCCTAAAACATCCAGAAGCTCAAAGACACGGCTATTTGTGGAGAGAAATAGTTGATTATAATAATGTTCCCTCACAAATAGATCCATATATTCCACAACCAAGTTCTCTTAATAAACCAGTTTTACAATTCTCTCTTCAAGGAGATTTTGTTAAAAGATGGGATAGTTTAAAATCTATTCAAGATTATTATAACTCTTCTATAGATGCTAAAAGTTTTCGGCCTGGTAGAATGGCCCTAAATAGCCAATGGCGATATGAAGAAGAATATCCAGATATTTCTTCCGTTCCCCCTTATCATGATCCTAAAGCCAAACCAGTATATGTATATCAATTGGATGGTTCTTTTTTTACCAGTTTTGATAGCTTTACTGAAGCAAAAAGAGAATTAAATATCACATTAGACGCTTATATATTTAATAGACCAATTTTTGCAAATGCAGCTTACGGATATCGTTGGACGCGAAAATATTATTATTCGTTGCCGCCTTTAGAAGCATCCAATAACGTAAAATTTAATCCTATCGCCAAAATAGACTCACAAACTGGTGAAGTTATACAATTATATTACAACGCACATTTAATTACAGATGATTCTAATAATACTTTAACACCAAAGCAAATTGCATCAAAAGTATTAAGATCATGTCAGGCGAATGGCACAATTCTAGCACTTGGTCATTATTGGAAGTATTTTAAAGAGATTGATATTTCGGATATTCACAATGCTTTAGTAGAGAAAAAATATAATATGTACAACGATTATTTACAAA